CTGAGTTAATTCGTTAGTTAATACTGACTCAACTTGAGCAACAGCATCTACACCGAATTGTTTAAGATCTTGTACTTGTTCTCTAGTAACTGCAGCAGCAACTTGGAAAGTTTCAGCAGCAACACTTTTTGAGAATAAAGAAAGACCCATAACTTTGTCAGGAGTTTGTTCACCAACACCTCTTGAGAATGCATTACCATCCTTGTCAGCAGCAGCGAATCCTTTAATATGATCTTCTAAAGCTTTCACTAATTCGATCTTTAAAGTAGAAATACCATCAGCGTCGTCAGCTGAGAAACAATCTGCAACTGCACCAGCATCAGCTTTCGCTTCACCAGCTACAGTGATTTTGTAAATTTCCATACCGTCTAATCTAGAAGCACCTTGAGCAATTGCAAAAGTATCTCCTTCAGCAGTAGCACCAACAACTACGTTAGTACCTGATACTTTTACATAAGTTGGAGCAGTTGATCCGATTAATTTACCACCTTCGTAAACGAAGTCTAAGTAAGATAAAAGACCCATTGGTCCAGCCATTGGTACAACTGGTACTAAGTCTAAACCGATAGTTTGTGCAGCAACTTGCATTGCTAATGGTAATAATGTAGGAGCTTTATCACCTGAACCGTCTGCAGTTGCAGAAGGTAAAGATACATCACCCATACCGTAGATGTTACCAGCAGTCCCTAAAGACATGATGTGTGCATCTTCGTAAAGTTTGTGGTTATGACAGTATTCTGACATCCACGCTAGTTTTTCTGCTTCGTTGATACCTGTAGCTGATTCGATGATCGGAGCCCAAGTTTCTCTAACTTCTGCAGAGTTAATTAAATTTGCCATTTTATTATTTGTTTTTTTTAATGGTTGTTTAAATTTGATCGATTGAACGATCTTCTCGATGTTTGTCAGATTTTTTCTTCTTATCTGATTATCGATATACTATATATTGTTATTATATTTACGTTTTTTACGTTTTTCCTAAAATATTAAGATACTACTTGTTAAATCTCTTGTTAATAGACTTCTTAACATCAGTTAAATCGTATAAAGGTTTCTTATCTTCAATAACAGGAGCAGCTTCATTTACTGTCTCTACTTTTTCCATAACTACAGCAACATCTCTAAGATCTCTAGTTTGCCAGAAGTTTCTTACTTGGTAAGCAGTTTCTAGTTTATGGTATTTAGATTGAGCTAAAAGAGCTGTTTTCTTGTTATCTGATAATTTAGACCATGTTTCTTTATATTCTTCTGGCATCATTTCAATAACATTAGGTTCGTTAGTTTTAACGCTATTTAATAATGAAGAGTTCCATAATGTAAGAATTTGTCCTTCAGTTAAGAATCCTTTTCCTTCGATTGATTTTAATACTTTAGATTGATCTTCAGTATTTAATTCGTTGTATTCTGCTTTCTTAGCTTCAGAAATAAATCTAAAGAAATGAGGGTTAGTATTTTCTTTAACGGTTGCTTTTTCGATTAAAGCAGATAATTTAGAACTAATTTCAGATTTGTAAGCATCTAGTGAATCTACTGCTTCTTCAACTTCTTCAGTTTCTTCAACTTCTTCAGTTTCTTCAACTTCTTCAGTAGCTTCAATTTCTTCTTCTACGAATTCTTCTGCATTTTCTTTATCTTCGGCATCAACGTCTTTAACTTTGAAAGTTTCACCGTCTACTGTAAATTCTGTTTCTCCGTCTGCGATTGCTTTAGCTCTTGCAGCACCGAATGCATTTCCTTCTTCAACTTCTTCAGTTTCTTCAACTTCTTCAGTTTCTTCAACTTCTTCAGCAGCCTCTTCTTCAGAAATTTCTTCGTCACCGGCATCGTCAACTGTATCTTCTAACTCGTCTTCTAACTCGTCAGATTTGTCTTCAATTTCTGCACCGTGATCTAATTCATTATCTTCAGCATCAACAGTAGGTTCAGTAACATCTGTAGAATCGTCTTCATCTTCAATTTCTTCAACTTCTTTACCAGCTTCATCTTCTAGTAATAAGTTAGAATTAACTGTTTCTGCAACGTATTCTGCATATTCAGTAACTTTTTCTAAATTTTCTTTTAAGTATTCAATATACTTTAATAAGCCTTCATGGGTTGTTGCACCTTCATTATAAGATTCTGCTAAGTAATTAGTATAGTCTTTAATTGATTCAACACCTTCAGCAACATGCTCAGTATATGCAACGCTATTATCTAATTTCTCAGATATTTCGTTATTTGTAGTTATTGTATTATCTAAGTTTTCAGCAAGGTATGCAGAATACTCGATAGTCTTTTCTAATTTCTCAGCAAGATAGTTTGAATATTCTTTAACGCTTTCAACTTCAGACTTTACAGATTCATCACTATTTAAAGATTCCATTCCCTCTTTAATAGTTTTTATTTCGCTTGATAAATACTGTGAATATTTATTAAAATCATCAGTACTTACGAATTTTGATTCAGCCATTTTGTTTTCAGTTTTATTTTCGGTTGTTAAAAGTTCTTTTGTATTTCCAATTTCATAAATTTGAATGCTAGAATTGTTATCAAATCCGAAAGATTCGTTAACTCTTTTTAATTCAGCATTTTCAAAACCAGGATCTGCAACTAAATCATAAGTGAATAATTGCTTAATTTTAACAGTCCCGTTAGATTCAACTGTACCAGCTGCTCTAGATGAAATTTGTAAAGGAACACCAGCATCAACCAAAGCTTTAGCCTGACGACCAGCTTCAGTATCAAGTAATCTGATTTTACCTTTTACTTGTTTTGTTTCGCTATCATAGGATAATTCTTCAATAACGTGAGATACGTTTTTTAAAGATACATCAAATGTTTGTGGGTGATCTAATTCTCCTAAAAGTTTAGAAGAACCTATTTTAGATTGAAGAGCTTCAATTTGTGGAACATATTCTGACTCAGTATAGATTCTATTATTTCTATTCTTTTTGTCAATTTCTCCAAATATACCTTCAAGGACATAAGCCCCATCACCATCTTGTTTGAATTCTAATTCACTAGAAGATCTTTCTAGGATTAATAGATTGTTTTTTGTATTCATATATTTTAATACTATGTTTGTTTATATATCTTTTGAAGAATAATGATTTTTCATTTTTCTATATTTCTAAGTCTCCTAGTTCATCTTCTAGGCTTGAGCCTTCTTCTCCTTCTCCACCATCATCTCCACCGGCTTCTTCTTCTTCAGTTTCCTTTTCAGTTTCTTCAGTTTCAACCTCTAAAAAATACTTTAATAATGTCTGCATATCTTCTTCAGTAAATGCATTATTACCATATTCTTTATAGAAATATTCTTTAAATTCCTTTTCAGTTTTACTAGTTTTAATAACGCCGATAATTTCAGCTGATTTAATCTTTTCACCTGAATCTAAAAGAATATCATCTACTATTACATCTGAATCGTCTCCGACCTCTATTGCGTCTTCTGTTAAATTAGAAAAATTTTTAAATGTTTGTAAGTGTTTCATTGCTATTTATATATTCTTTTTTCTGGATTACATTGCCATAGGATCAACGTCCGGTTCTTCTGCGTCAATATTAGCTTGTCTTTGTTTATATGCTAAATTAGCTGCTTTATCGTCCGGTGATAATTTTAAATATCTGTCTACTAAGAATTCCATATCAAAGTAAGGCATTTCTTCCATGGTAACTGGATCTGTTTTCATTAGAGAATCTTGCATTGTAGATATAAAGTCTAATCGTTTCTCCATGATTTCCATTTGTTTTAATTCAGCAAACATATTCTCTTCATTAAATTGAATAGCTATTTGAGTTCTGAAACCTGCATCATCTTTGAATTCAGGAAATTTAAGACACATCTGTAGCCATAGTGGTTTTACTAAAATTTCTTGGAAAGAAGAACGTAATCTTTTAATAAATTTAGAAAACTTAATTTCATCTCTAATCATACCATCAGCTGCAAGGTTAAAGTCACCACCACCGTCTTCATACATAAATCTATTGAATGGTATTTTAGAAACCATTTTTAATTTATCATTAAAATATTTAAGTGCTTCTGTATCTGATAATTCGGGACCGTCTCCTCCTAAAGTTTCAATCTCTGGAGATTCTCCTTCTTTGGATGGTAACCAATATTCTTTGTTAAATTGGAGCATTGGTTTTCCATTAGTTGCCAATGTAGCTGAATCCCAATCAAAATCTACAACTTCTTTATAATTACCCATTAATTGAGCAAGAGATTGCTTAGCTCTTGTTTTAGATTTACCACCAACTGGAATAATAAACTTCATTCTATATGATGAGTTTGTAACCGCCCAGATAACTCTAGTATGTTCCATTATTCTCATCAGGTTAAATGATCTTATAAGTCTTTCTAAGTAACTTACTCTCGAGGCAGTGGTTATTGAAGAATAAGAAAGATAGATAATCTGTGAATCATACAGGACTCTCTCCTTAACAGGATCGTCCTTAAATTGAACCCATACTTTTTTACCATCATCTTTATTATAACCTGGCATTAGTGTAATAGGATCTATTTCTTTAAATCCTATAATCTGATCTTGCTCAGGGCTGTAAATAATTTCAAAAGAAAGATATCCGTCAATTAAGAATTTTCTAAAGAAGTACCATGCCGATTGATCTGAATTAAATCCAAAATATTGATATAAATCTCTGTATGATTTATTTAAGTACTTTGTAACTTCTTCTGAAACATCCATTCCTATAAGTTCTGGATTTCCAATAAAGTTCTTATTGTCATATACTATAGATTCGTCACATAGAATATCTAATATATCTTCTATTTCATCATGTGTGGAAAATCTTCTTAATTCGTCTCTTTTACCTTCATAGCCTTGGTCAAAGAAAGGAATATTTTTTCTCATGTTGGTATCTGCCATCGATAATGCGGCAAATGCTCCATACATGTTATCGTCGTCTAGTCCCATTTGATTCATTTGGCCGTAACCAAATTCATCTTCTACAGGACCTATTGCCTGAGATTGTCTTAAGACTAAATCATCATAATACATTCCGAAAGACGAGAGTCTTTTTAATGTATCACTTAAAGTGAATGATCTTTTACCAGTACTTAATGGTCCGTTTCTTTCTATAAATCCTGCCATGTGTTAAAATTACAATTGTATTATACTTCTCTTTATATATTCTTTTTTCTACGATGATCTTCAAATAATTTAATAAGCTGCTGTTTATTGATTCCCTGTAAGGAATTAAAGTCAATAATTGCCATTTTACACCAATCCTTATATGCAACTACAGCTTGATTAGATTTACCAATTCTCTTATATCTTCTTATCGCAAAATCATATCCGGATTTCTCTAAGTACTTTTTTGCACCTATATATGAAAATTTAGGTAATCCTCTTTGTGCATTTGCACTTTTTGTTTTAGATGCTGCCTTTATTATCGCAGAATACTTTTCGTATACTTCGTCTAAAAAATCTTCTCTGATGTTAGGAGGAAGTATTGTTATATTTACTCCTATATCATCTCCATTATAAGGATCTAATGCAAGAACTACTGGCTTATCATCAAACCACATTAAATTTTCTGAGACTGGTTTATAATTAAATACATATAATTTACCTGGTGTAAACTTGCCTCTAGTAGATCCTACTGCCTTTTCTTTTCTATCTTTAAGACCACTTTCAAACCAAGCTATCGATTCTTTCGAAGCCTTAGCCCTTCCTTTGCCCTTTATTAATTTTTTTATTTCTTCTTTAATGTAGCCCATTGATTATAGTTTCTTCTGTTAGAACTATGAAATTCCAATTTCTTTGAGAGCAGAATTCTTTAGCTGCATTATATTTATCCATATTTTTAACATATTGCTCTGCTAAAAATTTATATGACTTAAGAGCCTTCTTAGAATTTACTTTAGGAGGCTCTGGTTTTTGTATCTGTTGCTTTGGTTTGATTTCTACTAGATATTCTTTAGTAGTTTTATCGGGCTGAATTGCCTTAAAATAAAAATCAGGGTAATATTTTCTTTTGGTAGAATCTTGTCTTGACCAATATGGTATTTCAACCGGTTCGCTTGACCACATACTTACCTTTTCATTTTTGTCACACCACATCATAAACTTACGTTCCCAGGAACTTCTATATATGATAGGAGTAGGTCCTGCATATTTAGAAGGATTATTAGGTTTATAATAACCTTGATTGAATCCTGAATTTTTAGTTGGTTTGACATTCTTTATTGACATTAGATGCTATAAATTCCTGTTTGATTTTCAGAGTTACCTGATCCTTTGTCTATAGATAAAGTTCCTTTATATTTTTGAGGGTGAATCTTATTCCATCCTTTAGCATATCCTCTCTTTGCTATCTCCGTAAAATATGCAAATGCATTTGGGTATTTAGGATTGAAATTTCTCCAATATTTTAAAAGGTCTAATATAGCAAATTGTAGACAATCGTTCCTATCATCTTCGCTAACATACCTCATTCTATTGATCGCCTTTTCTGCCAAGAGAATTAACATTTTTTCAGCATCTCTTGTTAATTTATCCTGTTCTTTTGAAAGAACCATCTGATCAAAGAGGTCTCTGTTATTTAAGTAGTTTTTTGATTTTCTTCTTTTAGCCACAGTGTTGTTG